ATTGTTCTTTAGCAATAGTTCGGAAAGTTATTTTATATCCTTTTCTCCAAGCATAACTTCTGACTGCATCTACAATTTTATAATTATTTACCACAAAAGATTCTCCTTTTTTCATATCAATCATAGCTTGTATATGTTTGCCATGCTTACTTTGGCTAGATATTGGGATATCTTTCTCTATTTCAATCATGGTTTTAATCATCATTCCAGGTCATGGATTGCTTGGTTGTTTGATTTCTTAAACTTCCCTTTCTTTTCTCTATCCATTTAGCTTTAGCTTTCTCACCAATTAATCCATCTATTGGGCATGGTGTACCTGCCATCATCATGGCTTGCCATACATTTTCATCTTGGCACATGAGAGAGATCGCTGCTACTTTCATACCTAGCTTAGCTAGGACAGCTGTAGCTTTTCTACGCTCACATTGAGGGTCTACAAAATAACTACCAAATGTGCCTGAGAAACCGATTACAGTAATTCCTGCTGCTAATGGAATAACACAACTATCCTGTCCATAGACACTCATAGCAGGTGCTGATGAGCTGTTTGCTGCTGTTTTAGCATTAGTAGTATTGGTAGTATCGTTGTTGGTAGTTGTCGTTGATTCTGAACCTGATTGATAAGTCGTTGAGGATTCATAACCACCTGTGATTGCCGTATTAGAGCCACTTTGGTTTTCCTGTGAAGTAGTTGTGCTGCCAGAGGATGTCACATCGGCTCTAGATTCTATCGTTAGTAAAAAAGAAATAAATAGCAGAACTAAAAAGGCTTTAAGTATAAGTTTCCAGTCCATCTCTACCTCCTGACTAAACTGCCACCAAAGTATAGTCCGATTATTGAGCTAACTACATGCGTGTCTAATGGAGTTATTACCAAACCAACCATTGGTTTCCATTGAGTTACATCTATTGAATAATTAAATATCCAAAATCCCTCCATAACTGCTTCGGTATAACCTACATAGATAGGCATAGTTGGGTCAATAAAGGGTGCTAGTTTAGGCAGAACAAGAATAGCTCCTACACACATTAAAGCTATCCATCGCCTTGTATTCTTTGTAAAAGAGTCTTTAACATCACGAGCCTTGTCTGCTTGTTCTGCAACAAACCCTGCTCTTACCATTAAGTTCTTTTGTTCTTCGGCTTTGTCTTTAGCTTTCTGAGCCATAATACCTAATACTCCACCGAGTACAGTACTTGCTCCCATACTAATTAATTCCATTGGTATCATTTTTGGTAAAAATAGCCTCCTACTATTGCTGAGATACTGCCTAGCCATACTATGACTGAGACTGCACCCTTGCCTTTGTTCATTACTTCTTCAATCTTGACAATGCGTCCATCCATTTCTTCCATCTTCTCTAATAATATTTCGTTAGTTACTTTCATTAATACACCCATACCATTGAAGCTGTGCTACCAGCATTATTAAGACTGTATGTGCCTTGACATACTCCGTTTGCTTGAGATTGTTTAAAAGAGGTAGCCAAAGCTTTTCCTTTTATTGCATCTATTAACATTCCATCTACCGAATGTTCACTTACTAAATAATCTTTCATAGCTTGAAATAACTCGGAAGTTCTTATCCAATCTTTATTACCACCAACATTACCCATTACAGAATGTGTCCAATGAAAAAGATTAGTAAAGTTATGCTTTGCTTTTGTAGGGTCATGTTTTCCATCATCATCTTTACCACCATTTTCATAATAAGCAAAAGTATCTCTAATATAACCACTAGCATAAGAAACAGGTATAGTATCTTTTTTAAATAAAACCATAGTATCTTTCTCCAACATTGTTTTCACAAAAGCTTTCTTTTCAGCAGCATCTAATCCATCAGGGAACGGCATACTTCCAGCACCCATATCTGCTAAAGAGTCAGCGTATAGAGTGTTGAAGACGTCATCATCTATCTCGGTTATTGTTTCTACTGTAATTGTCATGCTGATTGAATCCTTATTGTAACTGTGCCTGAAGTTCCTACTGAGTTACTGGCATCTTGCCAACTATGGTCTTCATCACCACCATCGGCACTACAACCAAGATTATAAGCTTCTGTTGTTCCAAGTGTATAAACTGTGCTTCCTATAGTTATAGTTCCCTCAAAAATGTTTGAATGGAGGTTTAAAAGATTCCCTGTTAGTTCCCCAGTTGCATCATATATCCTTATTCTAAATCTAGTATCGGTACTAGTACTAGGTACATTATGATATACAACTCTCCCTATTCTGAAATCATCAGAAACACCACCAGACCCATCATCATAAGTCATTCCTGCTATTTGATTATCAGCTATACTACCAATAGCATTATTATCATGTATTGTACTCGTATCAAAACCATAAGAGTAATGACCTGATTTAGTATTATTTGTGCCTATAGTTACTGTTGTTGTGAAGTCAATCCCTGATGCTACTACTGCTCTAGTATGCCCACCAAAACCTAAAACTCTATATCCAAAGTTTGACATCTAATCTCCTACGCATCTGTTAGTGCATCTGTTGTGAAGAATAATTTAATACCTAAGAGTCTTGCATCTCCTGATTGGTCATCTGCTGATACATCTCTCATAATTTGGAAGTAACATAATTCATTATCGCCTGGCGAACCAGCTATGGTTACTGCACCACTCTCAGCAGATACCATTAAGTCTGCAGTTGTTCCACTATGAGCTAAAGCTGTTGCTACGACATTCGTTCCAAATGCTGTATTCTGATCTCCATCACTTGCAAAAGCTACACCTGATAATCCCCAAGCTACTGTACCTGTGTTTGTTCCTGATACTGTCCAAAATGCTTGGAAAGTAACTGTACCTAAAGCCCATAATTTAGGGAATGCTACTGTAAACTGTGCATTTTCATCTGAACTTGCATCAAAATCTAAACATTTTAATTCTGGTCCATTGGATAATTCTAATTGTGCAAGTGCTGCACATCCCGCTGTAGTGTTTGGATACATAGCTGCTGCTGGAATCCATATGGTTTGTTTGCCAACAACTGCACCTGTTAATCCTGTGCCACCACTTCCTGTTACAAGGGTTGCTGACAATCCAGCTGCTGTTCCAGAAGTATTTTGATTGCCCGCTGCATTTACTCCAGGCAAGTCTATGTTTGCTGACCCATTAAAACTTACCCCACCAATATTTCTAGCTGTTTCTAAAACTGTGGCATCTGCTGCTGTACCTGATGTATCCTGATTTCCACTTGTATTTACACCCGGTAAATCTATATTTCCAGTTCCATCAAAGCTTACTCCACCTATGTTTCTAGCAGAAGCTAGAGCCGTTGTCGTTGCAGCTAATGTTGCTGTTGCAGCTAATCCTGATGTAGCTTGATTACCGGCAGTATTAACTCCTGGCAAGTCTATGTTGCCTGTGCCATCAAATGATACACCACCTATATTTCTAGCTGATGCTAGTGCTGTTGCCGTTGCAGATAATCCAGTACATGATCCAGATGAACCACTAGCATTTCCCGTCACATTTCCTGTGAGTGGACCACTAAATGCAGTCGCTGTTAAAGTATCTGAACTCGAATTAAAAGTTAATCCAGCTGCTGACTTAGGTCCTAAATCTCCTGTTGCTGCGGTTACAAATAAAGGGAAGCAACTCGTATCACTACTCTCATCTGCTACTGTAATTGCCGTTGGAGTAGGTGCAGTTCCTACAAATGAGGTTGCCGTTAAAGCACCTGTGGCAGAATTAAATGCAAGATTAGACCCTGACTTTGGTGCTAAATCTCCAGTTGCTGCTGTTGCAAACAATGGGAAGCATGTTGTATCTGATGATTCATCTGCGACTGTAACGGCTGTTGCTACTGATGCCGTTCCAGTAACATCTCCAGTAACATCGCCTGTTATATTTCCAGAAAAAGTTCCCGCTAATACATCAGTAGAAGCATTAAAGGTAAGACCGGCAGCTGATTTTAATGGTAAATCTCCAGATGCCGCTGTAACAAAGAGAGGGAAGCAAGTTGTATCTGAGCTTTCATCTGCAATACTTACATTATTTACATTCTCTTGTGTTGTAAGAACTCCATCTGCATCAAATGCCATAACCTTAGAGGCTCTGTCTGCTTTAGCCGGTAGGGTTACAGTAGCTGCGATTGAATCGGTATCTAATAGTTTAACGGATCTATCAGATTGTTGGTCTATATCTGCAAGCTTTGCATAAATCTTATCTAAATCTGTATTAAGAGATGTTATATCAAATGTCCCTGATGGAGAAAAATCTGAGGCTCTCTCTATAGTTATGTCTCTAATGATAGTAACAATAGCTCCACTAGAAATACCAGTAGCTCCGAGAGTTACTGTCCCACCCGCTCCAAATTCATAGGCATCATCTCCACTTGAAGCTGTACCTGTTAAAGTATATTCATCAACTGCATTAGCATTAGCATCATAAGTTAGAAGTGTTGTGCCGTTGTATACTTTAATATCAGCTGCTGCAAAAAATTCAAAAGGAATTGCAAAGGCAGTCTGATCAGTCGTGGCTGTGTATGAGACTCTTGGTGTATTCTTAGCTGTTACTATTGTCATATTTTTCTCCTAATTCTTTTATATCATAAAACCTATATAAATCACTAGTTATTGTTTTCTCTTATCATTCATATCTATCTTTCTTTGTATTAGAATATCTTTTTTTATTTTTATCTCTATCATAGTCAAGAGACCAATCTAGAATTGGGTCATAAAAAGTTCCATATTTTCTGCCTATGTCTTCATCGGATATATGCCCTATTAAATGCCATCCTCTTTTAAGAAGAACTTGATTTTGCCAAGGTAAGTTAGATCCAATATTTCTTACCATTTGATGTTTATCATGTCCGTTTAAAGCCCTACTTAAATCTCTAATTTTTGATGGTCCAATCCCCATCAAACTTGCTCCTCTCCTGTCTTCTTCTTGTTCCCAAGGTAATGGTTCTATTCCAAGCAGTTTTTGTATTGAATATGCTCCTTTAGTTTCTGTTTCTATCATTCTAGGAACATCACTCCAATAACCAGCTACTCCTGAAGTTTGATAATTCAGATACATTTTTTGTTTCCAATCTAAATCATGGAACCAACCATACTTAAAGTAATTTGCAATGTGCATGTAGATCATTGCTAACGATACTCCTACATAAGCATTTCTTTCTGTAGCAAGATTTCTGAATATCTTTCTTTGTGCGCCAGCAGAGAAAGTGTAAAATTGTAATGGGAACATTAAGAGTGCATTTTCGTATAGACCGCCTCTGCTTAAAGCGTGAAATTTTCCTGTAGCTCCACCACTTATTTTGTTTAAGAACTCTAAAAGTTTTGAGTTACCTAAAAAATCAGCAATGATTTGGTTGTCTATTTGTATTTTACCAGTCATCATGTTGGGTTTATCAGCAAAATTAGGGGTTACAATTGATCTTTCTACATCCATTTTAATAGCATTTTGGTAAGCCATAAAAATATCGTTTCCTCCTTTTACTTCTCCCCATTTTGATGGATTAGCCAAGAAAAGGTCGCTTCTTCCTTTTACAGAAACTTTTTGAATAATCCCCGCTTTATCAAGGTCGTTCATTATTTTAGCGTGTTTTTCACCTAAGCCATAATTTTTTAATCTTAAAATATCCTCTGCAGAAAGCGTCTTCCTATGTAATGACAATAAATCTTCTATAAATCTGTGAGAAGAAATCCCAGCATGAGAATTTTTTAATATATATGTAAGATGTGACTGTCCGTTTACAATATAAGTTGCTCTTGCTACAGTTCTATTTGTTTGTTCAGCCCAATTTGCTGTTTTAGAAACAATATTGGTTCCTTGGGCTTTATTTATTATACCCATATCAGTAGAAATCATTCTAGACATATAACCAGTAGATGAGGTTACTTCCATGTGAGTGTAATACCATGATTGTTCAGCTAATACTTTGTCTCTGAGTGCTGTATTTAAAGCATTCATAGATCGTTCATATCCACCAATTGAACCCTTGCCGCCTTTTAGACCTGGTATCAATCCAGCTTTACCGAAACCATGAACCGTTGTTCTTCTTGCCATTTCTGCCATTCCAGATAAACCAGCATTACCCATAGTATCTGAAACAGTCCAATTCATTAAGAATTCTACGCTTCTTTTGGTTAATTGGTCTGAGGGTATTCTGTTGTGTAATCCATATAAATTAAATACTTGGTCTTCAAAAGTTCTCATTATTCCGTTTATTTCAGAATTACTAATTTTTCCTGTTATTGCTTTTTTTATTGGTCTTACTCCAAGTATTAAATCTTCTGCATGAAGACCAGGAGCTTCTATTGGCATAAGGTCAGCAATGTCTTCTTCTAATTCTAATTTTTTATAAAAACCCATTCTGTCGCCAAACATCTTCTTCATTTCTATAGCTGTTCCCATTTGCTTAGAATATATATCATCTACTTCTAAAGCATCTCTTAATATAAAATCAATCCCTCCATTTTCTTCTGCCATAAAAGACTTGTTAGGTCCGTATAAAGTTCTGTGCATAGCTGGGTTTATTTTTTTATCTGCCCCCATGTCAATCATGTTTAATTCATCGCCTATAGCAGCCTCTCTAGTAATAATATGTCTGTATTTTGCTAAAAGTTTTGACATAAATAATTTAGGCTGAGTTTGTTCCATTTGGATATAAAACTTAGCATTAGGGTTATAAACTTTCATGTCGTTTGCTATTACTTTTAATCCTTGTTCCGGATTATTTATCCATGCATCTGGATTATGAATTCTATGAAAAAACGTTTGATCCGTTTCATTCATCGGCATAATGCCCATTTCAGAAATATCTTCCTTTGGTTTAGCTTTTAAAACTAATTTCCCAGCCTCATCTTCTTCTATAATATCGTCTAAGTACTTCATTCGTTTTTGAATTTCTGCTAGAGATAACTTATATCTTGCTATGTTTCCGGGTAAATCAATCTTTGGATTTTTAATTTTTTCTTTTAATCTTTTAATGGCTGCTGATGCTTTAGCAAATTCTTCAAATTGAGTCTCATAACCCATAAGCTTGCTTGTTTCTATTCCCTTTTTAATTGTTTTGTAAAATTGTCTTCTTGCATGAATAGCATCTTTTAAAGGTTGAATTGTACTTTTTTCAAAAGCAGTGGTATCAGCCATAAGCCTTGAGATGTCGCTTCTAAACTCTCCAATAGTTAAGTTGTCAGCGTAAGAGTTTTCATCTCTTAAAATTTCAGTTTGTTTTTTTAATAATTTATTTTTAGTTTTTTGATATGCTTCTCTAGTTGCTCTAGTTGCCCTAGATGCCGATACTTCCGCTGAATCACCTATAGCTAGTAAAGATTCGTTTAAGTCACTAACTTTTGGTTTGTAGCCTTTTAAATAAACTCTATATAAATGATTTACTTCATGAACATACTCGTTATGTAGCCTTCCCCAGATATTATCTTTGGTTACTGCAACACTGTCGTTTATGTTTATACCTTTGTTTTTAGCTTGTAATCTAACTCCGTTATCGTTTAACAAACTTCCTATAAGATGATTAGATTTAAAATAAAGTCTAGGGTTTGATTTTAAGCTATTGTTATATTTTGTTAATGGAGTAAATTTTTCAAACATTCTATTTATAAGATTTACAGGATTTAGTTTTAGATCAAAATATTTTGTTGAAAAATCAATATCAGGCAGTAAATCTTCTGTTTGAAAACTCATTTTATTTTCTTCTATAATATCGCCCATTGTTTTAGCACTAAGTATTAACTCTCTTTTTTGTGCATTTTTAGGTAAATTTTCAACAAACTCTAAATCTCTATATATCTCTTTTCTTATTAAAAATTGTTGAAAATCTGCTTTAGTTTTTATTGTTTTGTTAAACTCAGCTGGTATTCCTGGTACACCTTTGTTTAATTTACTGAAGTTTTGCCAAAAAGTTTCCATCCAAACATCATCAATCTCTATAGTTTGAACTCCATTTTTATCTGTAAATTTAATAGGAACATATAAGTCTGTATCTCTTAATCTTCTAGATTTTTTTATTCTACTGGTAAGTGTTAAACCTGTTTCTAAATCAATATATTTACCTGTATTGTGAACTGTCTTTATCGCAACATTTCTTGATACTCCGGGTATTTTAAGATCAAACACTAAATCTAAACCCCCGTTAAATTTTACATCGTATTCTTTTATAGCTGATTTCATTAATTCTTCATTAGACATATCGTCATATTTTATTGGAATACTTTTTGATTCATGGAAAGGGTTGTCTTGTAATCTTTTGTTTCTTAATCCTCTAAGACCTCCTCTAACTATAGGTGGCATAGCCCCCATCAATCCTCCTATTGCGCCAGTAAGTCCAAACACTATTGTGCTATGAGTTTCATTATAAAACGGATCGTAATATCTTCTTTCTGCTTCTCTTGGAATTTCACTTATCATGTTTAAAGTTGCAAGTTTAGCAAATCCTCTTACAGCAGCAGTAATTCCAATTCCATAACCAAAAGTGAAAGGCAATAAAGCATATGTTTCTCCTTGCATAAATTGTGCGGCAATCATTGGTCCCCAAAATCTATCAGTAGCTTCTAACGCTCGTCCATTTGCAGCTATACCATCTATAGTTTCTTTTATTACTTCGTATTGAAGCTTATTTTTAGGGTTATGTTTTGAAATATGGGTTAGATATTCTTCTATATTATCTTTTTCTGCTTGCTCCACCCAGCTAAAGAGAGGATCAACTTCCATATATTCTTGGCTGTCAATTGCCCATCTTGGATCATCATATCCCATACTAAGATCATTAGCATTTAAAGTATAAGGCAATATCCCCATGGGATCTGAACCTCTATAACCCTTTTCTACTTCTATTTTCTTTTGAATTATATTAGGGTTGTCCCATAAATATTGACTATAAGTGTCTTGAAGAAAACTTGTATCACGCTGTAATATTCTTTTTGCCATTTTATTGCTTCCTTTCTTCTTTTAACTTTATTATGTAATCGTCTCTTTCTTTTTCAAATTCTTCTCTTGAAAGTTTTAAATAAACAGGAGTATTTCCGTTTTGTAGAGGAATATAATTTCCGTCTCCAGGATTAAATATACCTATATGATACTCTGGTTTTTGTCCTCTTAAATAGTTATCAGATTCTGGAATAAGATTAATGTGCAAATCTTCTTCTTGGTCATTATAGAAAAATTTTTCTGTACCCTTATTATTTTCTAAATTTTGTATTAATCTAGATAAATCTGATTTTTCAAATCCAGGCAAAGATTCTGGATCAACTTTTTTTAACTTATCTATTATTATTTGGTGCATGTAATTTATGGTTAAACCCGTACTTTCTTGTTCAACATCATAACCTTGGGGATATACTCCGTAATTTGCTTCTGCTCCATTTTTTACAACTCTTCTTCTTTGAAATTTTTGCTCTACATCAATATGCAAGAATTCGTTTGCAATAAACCTAGGGGCAGTACTTCCACTAATAGAATAATCTTTATAAGCTAAAACTTGATTAACGGCTTTACCTATTATTGGATCATATTCAGTATCTTCTACTATGACTTTATTTGTTAATATTGTTATTTCCACTTCTCTTATAACTTCCTGTATAAAGTCATCGGGAACACTATAAGCGCCTATACTTCCTAAAATATCTTGTGTTTTAAGATTATCTCTAACAAAACGTTCCAAATCTTTTCTACTATTAATTTCAGAACTAGACTGTAAGTTATTTCGGATAATATTTGTTATATCTCCTTTATCGTCAAGCTTATCTTTAAGGTCATCATATATGTCAAAAGTCGTCTCTACATCTTTATTACTAGATTTGTATATATGAGCGACATAGTTTAGTTGTCTGGATTGTCTAGCGTTAAAACCCTCCATTTTAAACTCTCTATTTTCAAGCTTATAATCGCTTGCTATGCTTAAATAAGGCATTATAGTAATTAGAGATTCTTTACTAGGAGTTATTAAAAACGACTTCATATCTTCTCTTAAAATTTCTGGAATAAAACCATGAGCTTTCAACATAACTTCATATCTTCTTAATTCTGTAGGTTCTTCTCCAGAAAGCGTAATTTGTGAATCAAGTATTTGATTATAGTACATTGGATTCTTTGAATAATATTTACCAAACTCTTTTGGATCTGCGCTAATAGAAGAGGTAAATGGTCGTCCATCTAAGACAGCTTCTACTCCTAGTGTAAAATCAGTGTTAAACTTTGTTCTACGGTGCCTTTGCATATAATCTTCATTGTTAAAAATATCTAAAACTTTAAGGTCTTTAGCTATAAGTTTTGCAGTTGTAGGATTATCTATATATTTAAGTAAATCTTTTTTAGTTACTATTCTTTTATCTGACAAAGTTATTGATTCTGTTTCGTCTTTTATTAATCTATGAAGTTTTGAAATATCGCTATCACTCTTAAGTACTGGGTATTCTTTCCAAAATTCTCCACCTAGCTTGTAAGCTTCTAGCATAACTTTATTTTCTAATTCTTGTTTTGTTGTGTTAATTCCGCTCGTCTTTAAATTTTTAGTGTAAGAAGTTAATCTTTCCTTATATTCTTGGTAATTAATATCATCTGTCCTATATCTATTATTAAGTTCTTGTATAAGACCATTTCGATTTACAGTGTAAGAAGCTATAGCGTTATCTGATAAATTAGTTCTATGATTAGTAAATACTTTATATCCATGTACATCTTTTCTATTTTGAGAATAAATTCTCATTTCTTCTTGATGAGATCCGTCAGCCATAGCATCAAAGTAAGGTTTTAATCTTGCATCAATATCTTTGTCAAACATGTCTGGAGTAGCGTTATTAAAAACAGCTTCTTTACTAGCTTCTATAATTTCAGAGTCTATATCTGTTTTCATTCTGTTATTGTAGATATTTACAACATTCTTTTCGTATACTTCCGCTTCTGTGATACCCATTCCTAAAGGAGTAGGTGGGCGTACAGGCACATTGACTATTTTTTTAACCCCATCTACTTCTATTTCTGTAGATACTGAATCAAAAATAGTTTTAACTGCTGCTTCTTTCCCTAATTTCTCCCCTCTTTTTTTTAATCTAACTAGATTTTTGTCTGCTGCATCGTTTAATATTTGGTCAAATATCTGAGATTCTCTTGCTGCATTATTAGCAGCCGTTGCAATACCAGCGCCTCTATTAACCCCAATCTTGGTTTGATAATCTATTAGTTTTTTCTCTCTTTTAATAGCCATATTCTTTACCTAATAATTTTCTTCTAAGTTTTTCGTAGTTTTGTGCTTGTCTTGTAGATGTTCCTTTAAGAAGATTTGTCTTTTTAGTTTTAGGAGTTCCAGGTGTACTGCTACCAATCTTAGTCCCTATTTCAGCAGCTTGAGTAGCAATACTGCTAATCGTGTCATATTTTCTTTTTGTTTGTTTAGCTTTTAATAATGGAGCAACACTTTCTTTGGCAGTAAGGGCATCTTGTGCAAGACTAATTGACGCATATCTAGCCTCAGTTCCCATTAAACCAATAGCTGAAACATCATCTCTATAAGTTTGATAATTATCTTGTAATAAATTTCTATTACTAGCAGAAGATACTGTTATTCCAGAGGCTCCCATCCATGCTGTATTTGTTGATAAATTTCTTAAATATTCTCTTTTCCTATTTATGATTGCTGTTGTTGTTTCTAGTTCTTGTGCATCAGCTTGTTCTTTATATCTTTTTGCTTGTTCTGAGTATTGCCTTTCTTCTAGACCAGCTGAAAGTCTATCTGCTCTATTAGCGGCAGAAGCAGCTCCTAATTGTATAACACTACTACCTACTGTTAATCCGATTGATGCTGCTGTACCAAAACTCATTGCACTCATTCCCATTATCCCAGCTGCACCAGCAGAATAAGCTCCAAATCCTGATGCTGCTCCGGCTGCTATTCCCATTGTTACTGGATCACACATTAGTAATAAATCTCCGATGTAATAGACAATATCCTTAATGGTAATGGTGCTGATTGAGTTATTTCCATAGAGGGTTCTAAATCGTATCCTAAGAAATATACTTCTTTTTTACCAGTAAAACTAGGTAATGTTGTAGTAGTGTTTAGATCCGCAACGGTATTGATAATAACATCATTAGTATTTACTTTAAGATTATAACTATTTGATAATTCAAAAATAGCTTTACCTATTTTTCTTGGATAACCTGTTAATGGAGCTTTTCCTCCAGAAGATTCAATAACAGCATCTACTGCTAAAGTATTGATTTCTAAGGTATAATTTAGACCTATATCTATTGCTGCTGCAACAGAATCAAGAACGACAACACCACCGCTAGTAACAACTCCATCTCCATAATAATTTATGTTGCCTCCCTCTTCTGATCCTGATGTTCCATATACCGTCAATCCTCTCATGTCTGGTGCAGAATTTAAAGCTGACCATGTTTTAGAAGCTGTAAAAGTAAGGGCTATATCATTAGCTGTGCTAACTGCCGCATTGACTGTGATAGCATATTCTCCTGAATTGCTTGTTGCTGATGCAGCGTTTATTGTATAAACTGTTGAATTCCCAGCAAAGGTAAACTTCTCTCCCACTAAAGGAGCATTGGTAAATCCATTAACAATTACACCAGTGGAGCTACTCGTTGTACCGTTGGTCAAGGGGGACCCATGTGGTTGGTAGCTCCCAGACAATGTTTTGGTTACGGTCATGTCTGTTGGTATATCAAATACAGTTGCTGATAATTGTTCTAAATAGTAAACAGTTGCGCTATTAATGGTTCTTTTAACTGAAAAATATATGGTGTCACTAGTTGCACAAACAGATTCAAAAGTTCCATCAGTATTCCATTGTACCCATCCAAATATCTTTTCTGCTCTTTGAGATGAAAAAACAGCTATTGTGCCATCATCATTTACTAAAAGGAATAATTGTTCTGTTCTATTAGGAAGAGCCGTAACTGATGCACTGTCTGTTGGCGAGCTTATTAAATGATTAGCTTCAATACTGATAGGAGCAGATGAAAATTCTTCCAGTGCTGAATTATATAAATATTCTCTAATAGTTCGACCATTATCTTGAACATAAATAGTTGATCCGTCAAAGAATCTAGGCATGGCTTTTTGCTGTGTTCCATTAGTAGATTGTCTTATAATCTGTATATCTGCTGGTGTTATTGCTTTTGATATTTGAGGTTTTAAATAAAACTCTGCTGTATTAGTTAATATTTCTAAAACTTTCCCTGACCTTAAATGTCTAATTTCATTAATTTCATCTGATGCTATTTGAATTTGGACTGAATCTGCATCATTTCCATCGCCTAAATCAAAATTATAAAAGGTAGCTGTTTTACTAGATTGTATTCCATCTGGAAGATTAGTAACTCCTCCAAAAAATAGTCTTTGTTCATGAAAAGCCACAGCTTTAGGATAACCATTAACTGCTGAGAATACTTGTTCATCCCAGTTTCTTGTTGGTGGATGCCCGGATACGGTAACTCTAACACCTCCTCCATCTACAGATTCTGTTGCTGCATCTGATGAGTCAGATGTAAATTGATAGTGGTTATCATCTATTGTAGTAATGGTTTTAGCTCCATTAAGATTGCTATATGCAATACCATCGCCATCGGTATCATTGATTGATTCTGCCCCAGCAATAGTTACCGATGCTCCTGTACTAAATCCATGTGCTACATGAGTTACAGTTACAATAGCTGAACCAGCTGATGTTGCAAACGGATCTTCATCTAATTCCATTAATGGTACTGATTTAAGCGTAGCTGTTATTACAGTTGTAGAACTATATCCAGTGACAAGTAATTCTGCTCCCATGTATCGTATTCTTGTTCCCACATAATCTGATGACCAATATGCACTAGATGTAGTACAAGTAACTCCTGTCGCATCTTTAGTTATTGAATCAATATCTAGGGTAATTGTGTCAACTGCAAATTTAAAATAAGGTTGGTATGTTTTTTCAGAATTAACGCTTGAATCAAAGGCAAAGGTAGCTGCTGTAAAGGTTGTTGCACCTGTTCTGGTAATAACTACAGGCATAAATTCTTCATGTACGACAATCATTGTATCGCCTTGTTGAGTATAATTTAATTCATATAAATCAGCTGTAGCCCATGGTTGGCTAGTAAGTGTCTGAAGTAAAACGCCAGCAGTAGAGTAAATCTTCAGGGCTGTGTTTTGAAATGCAAAGATATATTCTTGTGATCCACTAAAAATGAAAGGTTCTATCCTAGAAGCAACTCCTAAATCTGCTCTAAAGTAAGTCCCAGGTCTTCTCTCTACTGATCCCTGGTTATTAACAATAACATTTCTAGCTTTCTTTAAGGAATTCCCATAAGACTGGAGACTAACTCTTCCTATTAACTTAGGGTCAATCTCTCCTCTATTAAAATTTGTTTGTGATATTCGTGCTACACCCATCTATGAGCCAACAGTGGCTTTAATAGTTCCCAAAGCCCCTGTATTTCTCCTATTTCTAAATCTAGTTGTATCTATTCTTCTAGTAGTTTGCGCTTGTGAATCTTGCGCTCTAGCAATTGCTAATTGGGCTATTGCTCTATTTTGATAAAGAGTAGATAAATTATCGTTTCTAGCAATTGCTCCCGCAAATAAAGATGCTAGCTCAAATATTAATGCCTGTTTGAAATAGGGTGGAAAGTTAGCTTCCGATGGTTGAAAGGTATAATCAGCTACTACAGTATCAGAAGAGGAAGCATCACATAATATATCAGATTCATAACGATCAAACTCTATTACATTATCCCCAACAGTTACTGTATGTACTATTAAAGCAGCCGTAGGTATTGCATATTTTGCTGCCCATCTAGCTGTTGGTGCTACTGAATTTCTAGAGAGTTGTGCTTGTTGTGACGCAAATCTCCATCTCGTGCGTGTGAGCATATTCTCTAATGTTGATTCATATAGCTGATTAGCTACTTTTGATTCTGTTGTATTTTCAGAAAACGAAGTAATAGTATTGGCTCCTACTAGAACCAGTGATTTGCTACATATATTAAACTTACTATCACTCATATTCAAAGTGGGGAGAGGATAAACAAGGAACCTCTCCCCTTACCTGTTAAGTACCGTTTGTAGCGGTAACAGTTGTAGCTGCCGTAGCCGATGTAATAACAGCGACATCAACAGTAGCAGTACCACCAGTGGCACCGACACATAATATAATGTCGAATTGTTTTAGATCGGCTGTGGAATTATTAAAATATCCAGAGCCAACAATTGTTCCGATAGCGTCAGTACTTTTGTAAATGAAGACATTCATATCTCCAGCACCAGCTACTTTTTTCAAGTTTGTTGCATCTAAAGCCATAATATCCTCCTTATTCTGCGATTATGCATTGTATCATACCATTGCCGTCAATTTCGACAGCTCCAGAAGAAAAATACGATGTAATCAAGTTACTGACCTTTTCAGGTACATAGTTCATTTCTGTTCTCACATCAGAACCCGTTGCCAAACCTACAGCACTACTGTGCCAAGCGTGACAATCACGGTTACTACCTGATAGAGTCAGTCCCGAATGTGTAAAGAACATGAATCCCATCCATCTTTTGGCAGTCATTCCGCCAGCAAATGGTAGGTCAGCTTCTCCCACATACTCTGCTCTGGAGAATTGATCTACTTGTAGTAAATCAGCCCATCCAGCTGGAGACACAACAAAATATCGTTGTCCATCATCTGGTACATCTGCTCCACCGAATGTTTCGTACACTGTTAAAGCTTTTGCTAGTGTTAAACCAGCTGAGCCGTGTGAAATATTCGCTGAGTTAGATCCAGCATCAAAGATGTCGATAATTAATTGGTCTATTTTTCGTCCTAGAGCAGCCGCAGCACTCATTGCCAGCACCTGTCTCTCATCAATGTTAGTCTTTATCTCATCTAGACTGTCGACATAGTCGGCAGCATAGTAATCAGCTAAAGTAACATCAACAGTAGTATGTGCGACTTCCATAGTATTGACTTGACCGTGTCTAGATTTAGTAGACGCTGTGCCTTTGCCAACTTTCTGGAATCGTGCTTGGTTCCCTATGACATTGTTAGATTGTCGTACAGTATTCTTCAGTTTGGAACCCATCCTCTGGTAAGCCATGTGGACTTCGGCTTCAAACTGTTTAATAAAGGCTGTACTGATTTGCGTAGCCATATTAAGCTCCTATTGTTAAATAGTTAATTTAACAGTTGTCCACTTTCAGCTTCTCATCGGTTGTCCATAATGGACCGATATCCCCTAAAACGGGCTGTATATCTTTAGATACACAATGTATCTCCTTATAAAAATACAATACTTTAACCCCTTTGACAATTATTTCTTTGCTTTTAAAACTAAAACCTAACCATTTTAACCATTTTATGTTGTTTTTATGTTCAATTGTTACGTAATTATGGACAAAATTGTAGTCAGAGAGAAAATAATCTACCCATTTTTTAGTTCTTTTTGTAAAATAATACCAATATTTGTCTAATTCTTTAGAAGATAACATCCAAACTGAACCATGTTTTGGGTTTATTCTTGTAGAAACTACACCAAACATAGCTAAAACTTTATTATCTTTTAAGACTGTATAGGTATTTACATTCGGTCTATTAAATCTGAAAGGATCAATTAATGCAGATAAAGGATCTCTCCCATTTAATGCTAGTTCATATTTATCTAATTCTCTAAGTTTGAACGCCAGCTCAAAGGCATGAGCCGGAGTTCCTTTCTCTACATAGAGCATTAAACCTTGCCGGCACGATTGAGTCTAGCCCAAGCCTCATCTACCTGTTTAACATATGCTGGATCTCTATGTCTTGAATCATAATAACGCTTATCATTCATCATAGCTTTAACATCCGGGATTTCTAGTTCTCTTTCTGGTTGTGCAACACTCTCAGAATTTCCCATATTAGAACGCATTGAATCCTGTATTCTCTCTAACACTCCTATTCCTTGAGCAGTAGTGCCTAAAGTATTTACAACAGTCTCAAATTCTTCTGGTGGGAAGAAAGATTGCGCCCATGAATTAATAGCATTAACCCTATCATTAGCGTTTTCTCCTAATTTATTCATTTCTTCTTCAGTATTTATTTGCCCAGATTGCATCATATCAACATATTGATTAATACCGTCTTCAAATTGCTCTTGATTTAAACCCATAGTATGGCATTTATCTCTCCACCATCCAGTTAGTGGATTAGCTTCTACTATCTCTTCGGTAATTCCCTCTACCAATTTAGGCAATGTATAACCTTTAGAATCCTCTGGAAGACCCTCTCTTGCCTCTGTCTGTAATTCAGCAATAAGAGAATCTCTCATTTCGTCTTTTTTGCCACTAGCAAACTTCTCTAAGTGATGATATGACTTAGCCATATCCTCTAGATTAATTTCCCCAGTTTCAGGATTCCAAAATTTCTCTGGAATAATTTCTGGGCGTTCCATTACCTCTGGCGTTTCATGTGAAACATTTTCAGATTGCTCTGTTTGAGGTTCTGCTTGTACTGTTTCTTCAGTATTGATTACTTGTTCTTCAGCCATTTTTATTCTCCTGTATCATGTTTTGACTTATGCCTTTGTTAACTCTTCTTTGGATCAATCCAACTAAATAGCGTTGACCCTCTAAATGCCTTAATTGTGAATCAGATATTTCTGGTCCAGCTACTGCTTCGAGCGTTAATGATTTGAGGTGTTTTAAGATTTCGGAACCGCCTGGTGTATTAAACATTTTGTAAAACAAAGTATTTAAGTTCTCCTCATCTGCTGGTTTACGCTTCATACCATCTAAACCTATAAGCATATCGGGCTTTTTCTCTGCCATATTAACTCCTATTGTTCGGGAGGCGCTTCCTCCTGTTGTTGTGCTTGTTGTTGTCGCATCATCTGTTGCATTTGTTGTGCAGCAGCTTGCATTTCTTCCTTAGAACGAATGAGTTCTTCTGGAATACCTAGTTTTTTAGCTATATATTTGGCAACCTCATCTTGTTTTATTAAGATATTAGCAAGTTCTGGACCTACTCTGCCTTGTATCATTTCTAAAAATCTGTCTATATTACTTACATCTGCTTGATGTTGTGCTTGTGCTAATGGACTTGATGATTGTATTTTAATCTCTCTTCCATTAACTACAGGAATCTTTATACGTCCTTGTTTTTTAAGGATATATACTATTCTTTGTAATACGGGAGTTACTAATTCTGATTGTAATCTACCAAAGGCTGCGCCTATTTGACGAGATAAATCTGCTTGTCTTTCAGCTACTTCTGTTGCAGACATAGGTGTTTTTTCATTAGGATTACCTAGCATATCATTATATAGGGCTTTTTTAATATTGGCTCTCATGTCATTGAGGACTAAATCTGAAATATTAAAGTTACCAGCTGGGGCTACTGGTGTTAATCCTTGAGATCCAGCTGCTTTCGGTATGATAGTACCTGGGATTAATTGAATATTATCTACATTAATAACTCCATCATCTTCTACCTGATACATACCTGATATAGACATCTGAGCGTTCTCTAAAATTAATTCTACTACTAAGTTTGCAGTTTTAATTGCTGGTAAAGCTAACATTAATGGTCCACGACCATAGGTTTCTCCAGCACACTTACTCCATCTGTAAACAATATAGGGATTTGCTCCTATACCTTTAAATATTTCTTGATATACTTTTGTCTCAAATTCTTTTGCAATTGCACAAAAATGGTATTCTTCTTCTTTAGTGTTGTAGTAATTTCTATAAACAACCTCTATAACTTCACATTCTTTATCTGGATTTTTCCCCATTTCTGTAAGCATCTTTTCTTCAAATATACCTTGAGGATAAGCTATAGGTAAAGATGACATTTTAATCATTCTTTTTCTGAAGATATGGTCTATTTTGTCATCATGTCCTGAAGTCATACAAACATGGGGTAGTGGTACGGCTTTAAAATTAATAGGATTAGAAGCATTACCCTCTTCTACAAGTAAAACTCCTGTCCCTAATGCTATATCTAGGAATGATTCATGCACTTCTTGTGAAAAATTAGATTGCTGTATTATCTCAAATATATAATCTGTTACTTCATCTAGCATTAAATTGACTTCTTTTTCTGCTTCTGGAGGTATTTCAGCTCCAGCAACAAAGTCAGCCCATCTAGCATAGTTTGGAACGATACCAGCTTGTAATCTTGAAGCAAATTCTTGTACACCGACTACTGCGGTCTCATCAAAGATGCGATCTGTTCTTCTTCTGCCTGGAGTTTCTGTAAAAAAACTCTCTCTTTGCGGTAGTGCGTATTCATAACATTCTTCAAAAGTACCATTCCATTGGTCTTTTATAGTTTTGGCATGCTCATATCGTTTAAGTAATTGCGCAACAGGAGAATCCATGTAATTAATTTGTTCGGTTTGTAGTTTTTGTACCGGCATTATGCACCCAATGTGGTTTTAGACATCAATCTTGGTTCTAAAGCATAACCTCTCCCGCCTTTACTACCAGATAAAAGAGAGCGTCTTCCTGTTCTTCCATAAGCCGCATTAACTCTTTGTTCATATTGTTCTTGTTTTAAAGCAGAAGTTTCAGATTGAAGTTTCATTCTTTCTCTTCTTCTTTTTGCTTTTGCTTCTTCTTCAATACTAGGATCAGGTGGTGGCGGTGGTGGTGGTGCCTTTGGTCCTCCTCCAAAACTACACATTATTTTCTCCTTTCGTAAACGGTCTTTGGTTTAACATCAAAGACATTAAAATCTCTTCTTGCAACTCTAGGTTTACTAGTTTTATTACCTATTGTCAACAATCTTCCCTCTCCAGCGCCCAACAACATATACTGTAAAGAATCGTGTATGTGAGAAAATCTATTCTTGTTAGGTCTCTCATCATAGCGTTCTCCTGATACTTGTATTCTTCTGTAATGATATCCTCCATCAAACCCTCTTATAAGATTAATACATTTAGGATCTATTAATATTCCAGAATCTCCATCTATCATTCTGGCTAATGTAGCGTTAACACTCTCTAGTCTTAATGTAACATCGTTGCTTGGTGCTGGTCTTGCGCTGATTCCTCTGCCTCTTAGGATTTGAAAGGGAGTAGATTCATCTGTTTGCGCTCTATGATCTCCAGCCGGATCGCCAAAGATTACATAACTTCTAGGTAAATACTCTGCCATTTTTTGTTTCATTAGATCGCTGAAGCGTAATATACCCATGTCTTCAGCCACTAATTCATCAATAATAAGCCATCTACCTCTAACTCTCTGTCCAAATACACATGCTGGAGTTAATCCAAAGTCAATTCCTATATAAATAGGGGTATCTTTCATGATTGCTAAGTCTCCTTTAGCTACATGAGTGTCTCTTCTAAACATTTCATATACAGGTTTTCCATCTTCAATCTGCCCTAACCTGTTTAAAACATAGACATCTATCCATGATTTAGTCTTACCTCTAATAATATTTTCATAATAGTTTTTAGTAAGATTCTTCCCATTTTCTCTGTCTTTATTGTATTCATAAGATTCTAATTTACTCTCTTTAAAGACCTCTAACATTGCTGGAGGCTGATTAAAAAATCTCCAAGTATCTGGTTTGATTAACATCTTAGCTTCTTGTTTAGTTATATAATCAGGCAATATAGTTTCTCCCGATAGAATTGACCACCAATGGTCTGTATCTGGAGGGTTTGTATCACAAATAACGCCATACCAACTAGGTCCACCATCTCTCATAGAGGGATATCTGCCTACTCTCATGGTACAAGCATCAACAATTGACTTGGGAATCTCTCTAGCTTCATTGATCCAGACACCTGTAAGCTCCAATGATAGTAGTTTTTTGACATCTTCTGGTCTATCTAGGGCTAAAAAGATAACTTCTAATTCTATTTCTCCTTTCCTAATCATATGGGTATAAGGCACAGACCAGGCAAATCTACCCCATACTTCCTCATCAAACCAATCTAACCAAGTCTTAATGGTAGTGGTCTTGAGTTGTGGATTGGTATTTCTAATGACAGCCCATCTGGATTTACGCTTACCGTCTTCTGATTTCTTTTGAGAAAGCGCTCTTCTCATTATCTCTATACAACAGCTAACAGATTTACCCGATCCAACCGGTCCTCTCAATCCCCTGAAAAAGGATTCATCTTTCATGAATTGTTTAATTACTTCGCCATCTGGCTTATAAGTTAATGATGTCATGATCTACTGCTAGTTTATACAGCCTCTCTAAAGTTAAAGGTTTAAGGGTTTCAAGTACTCTCTCTGCCTCATAATCAGTCATAGCTTCTTTGGGTAAGTCTTTCATATGGCTCATCTTCACTGCCATTATCAGCTTCTTCATAGCTGGTTTGTTATACTTTCTTAATGTTTCTATTGAGTGTGCCATTTTTTATGAAGTACCTTGTAATGGGTTTTTCCTCTTAAACTTTATAGCTGTCTCTCTGTGTGCTATCTGCATAGCTTTAACATTTGAAATTGGTTTTGCTAATTCTCTAGTTAAAACTTTGTCAAAAAATTTCATGCTTTCTATGCTTTCTATTGAGTGTGCCATTTAAGTAAACTCTTTATTTTTTTTCTAGTTTTATAGTTAATTAGTTTATTTTTCAAAGCTTCTCCTTGTGCTAATAATGTTTGCCCTATTTCAAGTTTTTGTTTACCTACATATAATTTTGGTATATTTACTTCGCCAGACATAGATAGACTTGCTCCCTCTCTTCTAGCTGCAATTTTTTTAGCAATATTATATTGTGTTTTGGGTAATAAAATACTATATACTCTTGCACTAGAAACATTTGGGTAACTTCCTCCGCTTGCATACGATCTAGCGGCACTTTTTTTGCTCTCGCCACCAAAATAAAATCTGCCTAAAAGTTTTCCACCAGCTGTGTCCCATTGAACATTTTCTTTATTTTCGCCTCTGTAAACTTTATATTTATTTTTTAGACCTTGCTTTTTAATATATCCTTTTAATAGACTAGCTCCTCCCTTTACAAGACCAAGACCTCCTAGTGCATAAGAACCATACTCTAATCCTTTATAAATATTAGCAACATTGCGATTAGTAATAGCTATTTCTGCTGCTGTTGCTGGATTCTTAATTCTTCTTTTAGGTAATATACTCATTTCTTAGGTTTAAATAAATCAAGTTGACCAGGAAGTGGTTTAATCTTTGCTTTAGTTATCTCCTTTACAGCCAGTCTTTGTTCTGGTGTCTTCATTCCTCCATATTTTAAGTATGCTTTCTTCGAAATTCTTTTCCACCATTCGATAGTTTCCTGACTATCCATTACTAATTTACCCTTATCATCTATTTTAAATTTTTTATATTTTTGTTTCAAAGTATGTTTATAAAGGTCTCTTTTCTCTATTGGAGGTCTATCAAGTGGGATCATTTCTACTTCTGCTGTTTTTTTATATGGGTACTTTCCTATCTTTGCTTGTCGTTCAATTGCTTCCAATGAACCTTTTACCCATTTTGTTACAGACCACTCAGGTTTAATATGTTCTAGTACCTTTCTAACCTCTTGTTTACCATCAGCAGTGGTAATAGTCTGATTAATGCTTTTACCATGTTGCGCTCTATAAAAGACCATTGCTTTCCCTGGGCTGCTTTTGACCTTATATGGCTGTGCATATACCCAGCTTCTTATTGCTTTCATTTTCCCACCCACATCTTTAGTTTCTAATTCTCTAAGATGTGTGTCTAATTTTTTATTTGGATTGCTAGTATATTCTCTGTTTAAATAATCTGCTTTACCTCTTAGAACAGAATCTACTTGGTTTGATATCTTAGAACTAGGTTTATCCATAACCTTTATATTCACTCCAATCTTCTTACCCTCTTTTACAAAGATTTTTGCTGCTATTTGGCTAGATTTATCTTTACCTACATATAATCTATTAAGATCATCTCCTTTTATTTTATATTGAGCTACTCTTTTAGCTGCTTTGCTTTTTGCTGTTTTGATTTCATGGATAATGTCAGCTTTTGTTCTACCTACCAGCTCATATGAATATTTAGGATAAGAGGCTTTTAACGGTATTTTTTTATGTTTAAGGGATTGTTCATAACGCTCTTGAGCTTTAAATGCTTTATAATCTTTACTTTGTGAGCTGATTACAGGTTTATCATGGGTAGGTTTTCCATTTTTAAGTTTCCATCCTAAGATAGAACTCCCTTTCCCCATTGTATTTGGCAAATAAGTAGCGGGTTTAGCTGATCCTCTACGAATATCCTTTTCTCTTGTTTGAGCGCCATAGTACACCCCTCCTCTTTTTTTGCCAGCTACTATGGTAGATACTTCAAGTTGTTTTTTAGCTTTAGTTGAAGTAAATGATTTAGTTGTATTTTGTCTTGAAAGCTGTTTATCAACATCAAATATTGGACCCGATTTATCTTTAGGTGCCTCTACTTTTATCCGTCTCCATGTTTTATTAACCTTGCCCGCTTTATTTATCCGAGATCCAAACGCACCTCTAGTAACAACAATGGCATCATCTATTCCCATGCCAGGTCCTCCCAGTACAGTTCTTCCTTGCGATCTAGCGTATATACTTTCTAATTTTTTACCAACACCCGGTATTTTACTTATAACTTTTCCAGCTCCTGGTATTCCACCCATAGATAGATAAGTTAGAGGCTCATAATTGCCCTTAGAAGCTTCGTTTACAGCATCTGCATAGAATGCACCTGTGACTGCTCTGCCTCCGTATTGAGAGGTAAATTTGCCAGTTTTTTTGAGAATTTTGCGAGCGCCATAAGACAATAGTTTTCGAGCGCCCTTAACGGCTGCATAACGAGCGGCGTATTGAATACCAGCAATCGCTACTGGAACTAAAAATGGTAATGGCATAGGCTACCCCTGATTATCAATCAATTCTTGCGCCATAAATGAGGCTTGTTCTCTGGTGTGTCCTTTGAGCATTTTATGCTCTATGTAGTCCATAATTCGTTGATTGCGCCTTTCTCGCTTCTCTTTACCCTCATTGGCAAAAATTGCTTTGGCTCTTCTTTTATTCTTCTCAATACTCATTTCTTATTGGTAGGATTAGGCTTTGGGTTTACTTGATTTCTTGGCATCAACCCATATTTCCTATCAAATCTTTTAAAAGGAGCAACACCTGTCTTAGGATGCCTACCTTTACTAAAGAATTTAACTGGTCCTTGTTCTACGGCTTTTTGTAGGGTTCTGCCGCCTTTCCCCATACCTAGTAGACTAGTTGTACCGCCTCTGCCAACTGTAATGAGTTCTGGCATATCAAGCTTACGGTTATAGCGTTGATTATAAACAGGCTGTCCTTTTCCCCATTGCTGTCCAAATCTAGCCCAGTCAGCTTTACCTAGTGTGGGGTTAATAGCTTGAGCTTGTTTAATTCTATTACCTACGGTATCTGCTAATCTTACATTGCCAACATTAGGTGTCATCTTTATGTTTCTACCTACATTGCTTAAAAATTTTCTAGCTGCTCTATACGGTGCAACAGGGTTTCTTAATACATTGGCAAGTTTGAGCAAACCTACTCCACCTACAGCATAAGATCCAATTTCTAATGCTTTATAGGCATATCCTACATTGCGGTTAGTTCTTGCGATCTCTTCTTGCGTTGCCGGATTGGCAATTCTTCTATCTGGTAATAATGAAGTGCTAGTTCTTCGTGTTCTGCTAGGAGGATTAGGTTTTGGTCTATAGGGTGTATAGTTTCTAAAATCCGGTCGAGGTCTCTTAGGAGATTCTGTATATCTCTCAGGAGGTCTTCCTAAACTAGATCCATCACTAAAAACACCACCTACGCCAGATGTTTCATATGCCGTATATCTATTCTTAATAGGCGGTCTACCTTTCTTAGTTCCATATGTTCCTTTACCTTGTGGCATAACTACTCTCTAAAAATAAATTTTTTTTAAAACTCTTTTTAATCCTCTCTCTCTTTATATCACGAGATGAGCTAGGGTGTGAAGTACTTTTTTAGGGATTGTTGTGTGTCGGGGTGGTATCACCAGATGAAGATGTGAGTTTTTAAACCCCCTATTAGCTCAAGTCAATGTTGATTTGAAAGTTTCCATCAATAAGATGTTGGTGCTTCTCTGGAGCTTTGAATCCAGCACGGTCTAGTATATCCTTGCTAGCTTCCAGTCTGACATACTCTGATGACGCACCACCAGCGAGATTAACAATGGTGTTGATAGCCTTAGTGCTACCGAGTGCTATCTTGGATTGTACTCGTTGCATAAGATACGCTTGCACCTCTGGTTTGTGCAACGTTCTGGACGCACTAACACGGCTAGAAACACCCTTGTATCCAGCGAGCTTAGAGGCTTCTGTTATCGTACATCCTCTAGCTACGATAGTATCTACCAATAGCTTAGCTTTACTACTTATTGCCATATCTCTTTTATAACAGAAGCAACATATAAAGCCAATGGCTAAATTGAATGCGTATCGTCGCATACCACTCTTGGACGCACCTGGCTCGGTACGTCTGAATACCCAGTCGGGTTTAAAAAAAACTCTTTGTTTCGCTCAGGGTATCAGAATTGTAATATATTGTGCGTAGACTCCCTGTCTACCAAGAAAACCGGCATTAAAGGTCACGCACTTCCCTGTGCGTGTCGTTTTTATTATTGGGTTGCACCCAATCTAGCTTTTCTTGCAATAGATTACAATCCTGATAGTAGGCGGTCAACAAAGAGTTATTTTTTCTTTGTTATTAATTAATAAATGTGGTTATTCCACAGGATGTATATTATGGATAAAGTTGTAGATAAAGTTGTAATAATAACAAAAGATAGTTTAGAGCAACAAGTAGATAGCCAAATGGCTTTCTATGGTATAGATAAACTTTCAGACCCTGACGGTTCTATTCGTAAAGGCATTAAGTACTGGATTGCGAAGAAACTTCCTAATTTTTGTGCATCAAATATTGATATTTGCCAAAGGCAAAATCAAGTGAATGAGTTTTCTAGACAGAAAACATATTCAGCTAATGCACAAAGATTACACGTGAATGCAAGCATTCAGCGTGATGAAATGAAAGAAAATGGTGTTCATGAGAATGCTAGATTTCTTTCTGAAATAGCTGATACTATCTATCCTCCTAAAGCTAATTAGCTTTCATTTCACTTATAGAGTCACATGTGTGGCTCTATATCTTGGTCTTTACCAAGAAATAGCACGAACAAGTTCGTACCTTTAATTAAAAACCACATCTCATCTTGTATGGTAGGGAGGTGGCAATTGATAAACGAATTCTTGTATCCCTTACGGGATCATGAATAGTGGCATCAAGTATCTTGAAAAAAGATACTAATGATATGAAAAGAAAAACAAGGTAACTTGATGTCACTTAAATGTAGTATAATA